GCTTAGCCTGTCGCTTCTCTTCCAGCGCGTCGCTTTGGTTCTGTATTTTCTCCTGTCTGGATGTAGTCTCATCCAGGATGGCAATCTTCTCCAGCTCTGCCTTCTTGTATGCGTCTACGTCTTCCTGCATGATTTTGCCCTGATTAAGCAACTCTAGGGCGTATTCAACGCCTTTTTTCTTTAAGCCAGCTATCTCCTGAGCGTTCAGATCCGCTTTCATAGCTATGGCAGTAGTCTGTATGCGTAGACCCTCCTCTGCCAGTCTTGATTTGCGATCGAAGTCTTCCTGGTCTATCTTTGCCGCCTTCGCAAGCAGATCCTGTCTCTCCTTCTCGGATAAGCTGCGGTTCTTGCTCTGCAGGATCAGCTCCTTCACCTGTTGATTCGTTCTTGCTGTCAGCACTTCCTGCACTTGCTGTGCGTCGGCCAGATCTTGCTGTGCTTCCTTGAGCTTTGCTGCTTCTATCGCCGCTTCTGCCATGCTTCCGGCAAGGGCTCTAAATGATGCTACCGGATTCTTGACAATATCGCCGAGCTTGCTCATCAGATCGCCTACGGACTTGATTCCCTCGATGAATTTCAGGATGGTTGTCTTTACCACGTCGATGGCGGCACCGAATCCCGCAAAAACTTGTTCCACTTTATCGACCACAGGATCCACCTTCGATAGCCAGAATATCAGCGAGCCGATAGCGATGACCAATAAGCCTATACCCGTGGAAGCGATGGCGACTTTTACGACATTCATAGCACCCGCAAAGCCTGTCGCACCACCACTGGCCGCCGCTAAGCCGGAACGCGTGGCCGTCAATCCTGCCTTCATGCCTTCCAGCGAGGATAGGATGTTCCCGAACGTGCCGCCAAAGATACCCATCTTATTGCCCGCTTCGATGATAGATGCAGTGTAGTTACCCACGTTACGCCTGTTGTCCCCTGTTGCAGATTCGAGTTCCTTCAGTCGATTGGTGAGGTCGAGCTTCTGCTTAGACAGCGTCACGCCTTCATTCGAGTTCTGCCGCTCCTCCTCGGAGAGCTGCGCCCACTGCGCGCTCACTACGGAGAGCATCTTGCGCAGCTGGTCCACAGAGGCTGTCTGCGCATTCGCCGCACTGGTGGCATCTGTGAGTATCTTGGTGTTGACGCGCACTTCGTTGTTCAGCGACTTTATTTCCGTGTCGAGCTTGATAAACTCCTCCGTGTTTTCTTTGCCTTCCTTCTTGAGCAGTGCCAGCTCTGCCTTCATAGCGGCGAGTTGCTTCTTTGCTTCTGCGGTAGAGGCTATCATCTTGTCGAAGTTGATGTCTAAGTCGATTATTTTGTACAGTTCTCCGGCCATAGTTTAGTTGATTTTTATGAGTTCTAATTCAGTAGGCTTCCCCGCCACGAAGTTGTTGACTTTATTGATGTAGAAGTAGCTCTGGTACTGCTCGAAGTAGGCGATCTGGAACATATCGAGCTGGTAGATGTCTACCGGCGTGAACCAGACCTTCACTTTCTTTTTCACAGGCTTGCTCATCATGGCTATCCACTTGGCATAGTACTTCTCTGTAAGCACGGACCAGTGCAGATCCTTGAACTGCGCAACGGCTTGCATCTGCGCAAAGTCAAAGCCGATGTAGCTGCTATCATTTCCGTAGGCCATATATTCCACATAGTGCATTGCTTTCTTTGCCGTCACCATACGGCTATTGTCGTTCAGTTGGTAGCCTGGCGGTTTAGTACTGTCGCTCTCCGTGTTATTGTACCCGTGTACAGAGGCTATCTTCTGCCAAGCATCATACGTCAGGAAGTCTCCTGCGGCTTCAATCTGACTATCCATTACCGTGTTCTCGGTAGGTATGTTGTCGAAGTCCAGCATGAACTCGTCGTCGGCATATCCTGTTCCGAGCTTATCCGCATCTGAGTATTGGTACTTGAACGTGTTCGTCTTTCCCGGAGAACTTATCTGATAGGTCTCCGATACCTCTTCATGCAGCTTTTCAGTCAGATCCACTACGCCGTAGCGCCCGGATAGGATGTCCTCGATGCGGGCGAATGAAAAGCTGCCGTCATTGTTCTGCTTATACACCAGCCCGTACTGCTGCATGATGGCCTTCAAGAAGTCTATCTGCTTGACTTTCGGCAGGCACTCGCTGAAGTCTATCGTGGTACTGTAAAACCGCGCCGTTCTCGATGTCTGCTGAATTGTAGCGATGACAAATCCTACCTTAACGGCAAGGGCGAAGTCGTCCCGGGTATTATCGAGATAGAAGAAGAACGTCACAGAATCTCCTTCGGTAAGCGCCAGAGATCCGCTCAGCATAAGTTCACGGAGATAGTAGTCCGGATTTGCTTGGTTATAAGCCTCTGTCAGCGTCAGCTTTGTGACGCCATTGACTTTTATGAATATACGGAAATACTGCAGAGCCATGACTGCCAGTCTGGCCTTAAAGGTGAATTGATAAGTTCCGCTCTCCGGAACAGTGTATGTGTCCGTAGGAAAATCGTAATTAACCGACGCCACTATAGATACATCGAGGTCTATTTGTTGCGTTATACGACTGATAGGCGGCGTGTCATAGTAATACTCCAGCCCATTTGGTGCCGGATAGGCGGTCACTGCCTCAAAATTGTCATAATTTGTCTTTACTTCTTTAGAGAAATCTCTGCCCGCCAGCAGTATTTCATTTCTGAAGTCGTCCGAGTCGAACACTGCGCCGTCATAGCTTAGCCCTGCCTCGCTGAAGATGCGGTCCCAGATTGTACGTACAAACATCCAGGGGAACTGCTTACCTATGTCGATGCTCACTTCTCCGATTCCTGCACCATAACCGTAATTCGACAATCTGCCGTCCAGCGTCTCCGCCAGGGCGTAGACATAGCCTTCCTCGTTCTCCCAGCTGCTGATCCAGTTTGTCTCGTTGAAAGTATGCGACAGGTCCGTCCAGTCTAGGTCAGTGATGTACTTTCCGTCGATACGGCTGAATAGGTCGTAGTTTCCGGCATATATAGCCACCTCGTACTCGTTTCTGTTGCGCGTCTCCGACACTAAGGCAGTGCCTCTGTATGCTATGGTGATGCCATCGCTGATGATGGTAGCGTCTGCAAACTTGTAAGGCGCTGTGGAAGTATTGCCGACAGTGTTCAGCATCTCAAAGATACGCATGTTTGTAGGCGTTTTGCGTACAGTAAACCGGTTAGTGAAGTCGGCCTGTCTTCTCTGGATTTCCGCGATGTCGTTTATCTGCTTTGTCAGCGATACGACGTCACGGTCCTGAAGGTCTAAGCGTTCGTTATTGATGTAAACCTCTGTCATAGCGTCTGTGCGTATTGTGCGGGCATGTTAATGGTGAAATTCATCGGAAATACCGTCTTTTTGCTATTAAACTCGTCGCGGTAGTCGTCCACAAAGACTTCTATCCAGTCGTCAGATAGCGCCATCCGCCCTTTCTGGCCCATAAAAAGGTAGACGATAGGCGAGGATCCTATCTCTTTCACCTTTAGAAATTCATCTGGACGCATAAAGCTCTGCGATATCTTCAGCGCTACGGCGGTATTCTGTCCGATATTGGACTGATTTCCGACCGCCTGCACCATAGTATCGAGGTATTTATTGACCCTACCCAGAGATTTAGAGGCTATCGGGGCTTTGTAGTAGTGGCTGAAAAGATAATATGACCAGCCTCCCTCGCTGTTCAGCCACTTCAGATATATGCCGCACTCGTCTACCACGTCTATCTCTGTCTGGTATATGGCATTTCCGACATTATCGGCGTCGATAGTAGTGATGATGAAGCGATATCCGCCGGTATTCAAAGGCGTCAGCATGGTCTCGGCGTCGGATAATATCAGTCTCTTTAGATACTTATCCGGCGGTGCGGCTGTTATAGTTCTATTTACCGTTCCAAGAGCTCCAGATCCGTTCTTAGTTTGCAGCTCCATGCGTATCTTCACTGTGTCGAGCTTATCCAACACCGTGATGCAGAATGGATAGCCATTAAAGATTTTGAAGTACTGCTGGCGCTCAAATGATACTGTTCTAAGGTACTCCGAGCGATACGGATCCATAATCTGTGAGCTATACACGGAGGTAGTGAATACCGACGGATCGAACGACACCATCGTCTCCCCATTTCGGTCGCCTATCTGATGCACTGCCCTGGTGGCGTAATAGGTGAAGCTGCTCGTCTGTGTGCCGGTATTCAATACCGCCGCTACGGTGATGTCTAGTTTCAGCAGTAGGTTGTCGTCATACTGCACGAAGTCGGCTGTATTGTAGTCCAGCGTGTCGTCAAATTTGCCGAACAGGCTCTTGATCACTTCCTGAAGGTTGAAGGAGAACACTCCGGCGCTGTTGGCTACAAGGTTCTCAAACACGGAGCCGTTTACTGTTATCTTTCCGGACTTGTAGTAGATAGGGGAAGTGTAAAGCCTTCGGTAAAATGAAGCGACTGTTCCGCTACCCGCATCTATGTCCTGATAGGTCGTGGAGTCCCACTCGATGATACAGAGTGAGGGATTGCTGGTGTTAGGTGTGAGTGTGTATCCGCTGCTTACCTCTATGGCGTTCTGCATTGCTGCAATCACGTTGTTCAGATAGGTAGCGAGCGGTGTGGCTCCCCTGATTGGCAGCTGATAGCCGGAAGAGTCCGGCGAGGTCTTGAAGGTAAAGCGTACCGTCTTTCCGCCGAGTATCATATCGAAGTACTCTCCGTCGTTCTGCGTGGTGGAGAACTCGATGGTGAGCTCGCTCTGCCGCAGCGAGTTGGAGCGCCACTTCACTACCTGCAGATTATATCCTGCTATGAAGTCGGACTGCTTCGTGTAGGTGTTCTGCACGACGCCGTTGTAGTAGCCGTTTACGGTGAAGTCTGTGGATAAATCTTTTTCTATTACTATTGCCATTACGCAGCTTTTATGATTTCAATAATTTCAGAGGAGATCTGCAGCACGTTGACGACCCTTAACTGGTCTATCAGCTGCTGCAGTCTCTCCTGTGTTACAACGTTGCTTATCACTCCTCCGGCATTGTACCTGTTCGGCACTTTAATCCCCTCCCTGAATATCTTGCGCTGTATCAGGAAGGCTAACTGCGACTTCGGTATATCGTACTTCAATCCTTTCGCGTCTATCCAGTCCTCGATGGCTTTGCGCGGAGGATAGGTGCCTGGCAGTCTGCCGTTCTGCATCTGGAAGGCGTAGCGTGCTCCATAGAGTATCGCCCGCGTGACCGTGTTGAACGGCTGCAGCGACTTCTCAAAGTTACCGGAAGCGCGAAGTCCGAGGCGGTCATATTCCTTAACGATGTCAACCCGAACGCCTTCGAGCCATGTCTTGATGATATCTGTCTGCGTGTATGCCATTATCTCAGTATCGTTATCAGTCCGTTGCTTTCAGATGCCAAGCGGTACGTCTGGCCCTTAACAAACTTTAAGCCTCTGAAGCTGCCTGCAGGCACCTTCACGGCGAACAGCTCTCCGTCTTTATCGAACACCAGCGCGTCGTTTTTACGCCAGCAGAACTTCGCCCGGATAACTTCCTCTTCCTTGACGCTTCCGTAGATGTTAGGATCTACTGTCTGTGTCTGATGCCAGACCGCGCGGATCTGCTTGATGGCGTACAGCGTCAGGACAATGAAGCACAGGACGAATAGCGCGGTGATGATGTTTACTATCATATTAAGTCCTCTTTTATTTGAAATGTGATATAAAGTCCGGCAAGGTTACTATCGAATAAGCCTATAATTTCCTTCACGGCGGTATTGCTAACCATCAGGGTGTCGTCGCAGGTCATTGCCGACATCAGTTGTGCCACGACGCCATCGTCATATAGCGGCCTTATGTCGTAGTTCCAGATGTCCTCGTAGTAGTCCTCGCCGTTCTCGGTAGAGGTACCTGCATCGAACTGTGATATCTTGCCTATCAGCACGGCAATATCGTAGTTATTGGCCACAATCTTATTGAACTCGTTAAATACCGGCTTATTTTCGACAGGCAACAGCAGGAATTGATACTTCTCTGACGAGGTGTCTTTCAGGTTCAATATCTCGCGGGTTCCGTAGCGGAAATCCATTGCGAGCACTTGGGTTGCTATATTTTTTAAAGTATCAACGATCATTCCTTTCTCGATTTAATTCTGTATAGTTCTTTCTGAATTTTTGCCTTCTCTGAGTCCATGTATAGCTTCGTGAATATCCGGCTGTACGGAAGCTCAATAATCTGATTATGCCGCAGGATGTCTCCACCGCTGAGTGCATCTACCGTCATCAGCCTGCCAAACTTACCCAGGTTCTCCAGGCCCGCTTCCAGCTCCTCAGGCTCCGGATCGTGTGACAGAAACTTCTTCTCTCTGGTGACCAGGTCGATGTACTGCTGCTGGATGCTGTTGAACACCTGGTAAAACTCAAACACGCCTATCGGCTCCAGCTTCTCCGTCTCCACTTGCAGGCATATCGCCACAATCTCTATCAGCGCATAGGGCCTTGACTCTATCTGCTTGAACAGGCTCTCGATAGATAGGATGTACTTGTACGGCTGCTCTACCAGCTTTGGCATCGTAATGTCGAGCAGCGTCTCCGCCGGTCTGACCTGTTTGAGTATGTAGGCATATACCTCGTAGTCGATACTGCTATCCACTGACAAGAACTGCTTTATTGAGACGTTAATGAGCTCCACCGTATCTTGATTTTGGTTTATAGGATCCTGCTGCCAGGTGCATCGCCGCATACCGTATCGCGTCCATTGCGTGGTCGTTGCCGTCCTCCGGCTCGTCGATGAAGCGTCCCAGCTTCTTGTCATACTTGCGGCAGTAGTTCTTGATTTCTGCGCGTATGTTCTCGGAGCCGACTGTGATGTGCAGCTTGTACCGGTTAACCGCCTCTATGCCGGTGACGATGCTGCCTTTCGGCTTCTCGATGCCGATAGCGTTGTAGCCAAGCATGCGCAGCTCCTTGATGGACTCGGGCCTTGCGTTGTCACAGATCAGCGGCGTCTTCTTGTTGATGCTGATCTTTCGGTCCATCTCTGCGACGGTGTGGAAGCTCTCGTAAAACACCTCCTCGATGTACATGCTGTTCGACCAGGTCTTGATGTGCGTGAGAGCCATCGGATCCGTGAAGCCGAAGTCCAGCACGTAGAGTTCCTTCTCATGCAGTGTCGGCATCTCGGTGATCAGCTCGTATCGCGGATAGATCAAGCCTTCCAGCTTTCCGGTCTTGCCGAGTCCGTATATCTGGTACTTACGCGGATTGGTAGTCTTCCAAGATAGGATGTCGGCGAGTATGCTCTCAGGTATATAAGGGTTATGCTGATAGTTCGAGTAGAACGTAATGCAGCGAGGGTCCGGCTTGATGTGTTCATGGTACCAGAACTCGGCGTCCGGGTTCCAGTCGAAGTACACGCGCTTCTTTGTCCGCTGGATAAGCTGTTCGGCTATCGAGTAGGGGATGCCGTTCGCTTCGTTGAGAAACAGGTAGTCCCGTTTTCCGTTCTTAGCATCCTGCCAGTCCTTGAAGCTGACAAACTCTACCTGCGTGCCGTTTGGTAGCGTGTAGACTCTGTCGGTCTTGTTGTAGTTCGAGAAGTTGTCACGCAGCAGCGGATGCATTGATGGTATAAGCAACGACTGGAAGTCTCGCAGTGAGCCTTTCTTCAAGTTCGGTATGTCTTGACCTACAACTGTTATTAAGCAGTCCTCTGATAAGGCAATATGAGAAAGAACTTGTAAGATGCTTACCGTCTTACTGGATGATGTGCCGCCCTGGTTGCCGACGAATCGGTGCGCAGTCTCGTACATATTCCAATAGAACACATCTGTATATTTGTCAAATAAACTAACCACACAGCACTATCCTTTAATTTCGTTTTCGTCTGATATCGGCTCATTGCGCGGCTGGCCATTTACCACCACAGTTACCATATTTGCAGAAAGGCTCGCGCTTATATCCTGTTTAGGCTTTCCGTAGGCTCGGTCGAGAAGCACCTCGGCGGCACGTACATCTCCCTTTGTTGCTTTGGAGCGAAGTGCCATTAAGATAGCTTGAGCGGCTGTCACGCCGTCTTTCTCTTCTCCAAGAACATCCGCCAGCAAAGCGTCGAGCTGCGGTATCTTGCGCGGGCGTCCTTTCGGGTTTCCCGACTGTCCTTTCTTAAAAGGTTTTAATCCGCTGGTATTCGTCTTCTTTGCCACTGTTTCAACTCTGTTTTTTATAAGGCTTTCCGTTTCGCTTAATTTCTATTGTTGGGTCCAGATTCAGCATCCGGTCTACTATCACTTGGCAGTATTTAGGGTCAAGTTCCATGCCGTAACATTTACGACTGAGTTGGTGTGCTGCAACCATTGTGTACCAAAATTAAGAAATTTATTTTTGAAATACAATACCTACCTGCGATATTTTTGAATCCTTGCCTTCAGCGCGCTCATAACGGCGTCCTGCTGGGTTATTTTTCCGGATAATGACTTGATTACGTCCTCGTCCATCGTTCCCTTGCAGACAAGCCGGGTATTTACTACCGGGAATCGCTGACCCTGCCTGTCCAGGCGGGCTACTGCCTGAAGGTAAAGCTCGGAGCTCCACGGACACCCGAACCACTCGATGTGATGTCCGCCATATTGCAGGTTAAGGCCGTGTCCGGCACTGGCAGCATGTGCCAGCAGCATCGGTATGTTTCCTTCGTTCCACTTCTTGATCTCCTTCTGGCCATTCAGCACCTCCGGTTTGTACGCTTTGAAGTGCTTCAGGATCCTGTCGAGGTCGTGCTTGTACTGGTAGAATACTAGCACAGGCTTTCCGTTCGCCGCTTCCATCTCCTCGCTGAGTGCTTCCAGCTTCTCGGTGTGTATTTCGTGTATGTTCTTTTCGGAGTCGTAGACTGCTCCGTTTGCGAACTGCAGCAGCTTTCCGGTCAGGGATGCCGCGTTCAGGGCGGATATGTTGTCGACATCTTCGAGGGATAGGATCAGATCACGCTCGAAGGCTTCATACTTTTTCAGAACGGCTTCCGGCAGCGTTATCTCCCGGACCACATCTACTCGCTTTGGCAGGTCAAGGTAGTCCTCCGCTTTCATGCTGAAGCAGATATCTCCTATCTTTTCGTATATTTCAGATTCAGTTGTATCGCGGATGTCATACTTGTACACGATGTGTCCGTTGCGCTTGCCAGGCCTGAAGTATCTGTCTCGGTAGGAAGTGATTGTTTTACCAAGCCGCTGCCCCTGGTCAAGTAGATAGATCTGCGGCCATAGGTCGATGAGTCCGTTTGGTGTTGGGGTTCCGGTAAGACCTACCTTGCGTGCCACTTTCGGCATCACGGATCTAAGGGCGCGGAAACGGATGGACTTTGGATTCTTGAAGCTCGACAGCTCGTCGATGACTACCATGTCGAAGGGGAAGGATCCGCCGTAGTGTGTCACCAGCCAGGCGATGTTCTCCCTGTTGATGATGTAGATGTCTGCCTTCTTGCGCAGGGCCTCCAGCCTTCGGCGTTCATCTCCGAGAACTTTGGAGATAGTCAGGTGGCGGAGGTGGTCCCACTTCTCGATTTCTGTGCTCCAGGTATCTTCCGCCACGCGCTTCGGCGCGATTACAAGCACTTTGGAAATATCCAGGTATTCGTTAATCAGGCGGTCGATGGCTGTCAGAGTCGATACTGTCTTTCCGAGGCCCATGTCTACCAGCGCTCCGCAGGCTTCGTTGTTGATGATCTTGTCGGTGGTGTACTCCTGGTACTTATGTGGTTTGTATTGCATGGATAAAGTCATTTAGCTGTTGTTCGTTACTGATTATTTTCACTTCAAATCCGAGTTTGTAAAACCGGGCATGTATCATCAGCTGGATGGCGGTAGGCTTTTTGCCTTCCGACTTCATCTCTACGAACCGGATGCGTCCACCGGGAAGCAGCACCATGCGGTCCGGCAGTCCAGCTACAGATACCGGCCATAGTTTCAGCGACCAGCCTCCGGCGGCTTCCACTTTTTCGCCGAGTTTGCGCTCCAAAATTTTTTCTTGCGATAAATTTGCTTTTCTCATAATTTTTGTTTACAATCACGCGCACGCACACGCCTGCGCACACACACGTACAACATGTACACGGAATAGGCAGATTAGGCTGTATATAGCTACCTACGCTGCCTATTTTACTTTTAT